CTCTGGCAAATCTTCGATTTTAGCAAACCGTTTATCGCAGTCTGCGCAATATGCGTATTTTCCAACATTCTTATATGTCAACCAATCATGGAGTGAACTATTATCCATCTCTTCTCCTGTGGTGTCGTTGTAGAAATGGCCGTATCCTCTTATGTATTGCTTTACATAGTATGAAGTGCCACCGCAATGCGAACATTTTACAATGTTATCCATTCTGCTCACCTACCTTGTACTTCGGCATTTCTGCCCATGCGATAACGCCTTCCCAATCGCCAAGTCCTTCTAAGTAGTATCCCTCGTCCATTACGCATACATCAGTATCAACCCAAGATTTTGTAGCAATCAGGATCTCATCCCCATCGTCTGGCATTTCACAATCAAACATGTAGTTAAATGTGTAACCAAACTGCTCAATGCATTCTCTTTTTTCTTCTTCAGTTAATGGTCTTGTTTTAACCTTGTGCCATGTGATTATTTCCTTATAGGTCATTCCTGCTCACGCTCCTTTGCAGCCTCTGTAATTTCAACCATCAATTTTACGATTCTGCCATCCTTCAACGTCCATTCATAGCCACTCCGTTTAGCCTTTGCGCATTGCAAGCCACCGAGCAGTTCGCCGACCATGTAATCACGCACAGCATTTATCGCCTCATCTGTGCATTCTGTTTTGTTCTGCCACATGGTCTTTGCCTTATTCAGCGTGCCTGCGTAAATTCCAAATGCACTTGACCCTACATGATATTCAGCCATTGTGTTCCTCCTTAAGTGCCTCATCATCGGCGCAAGGAATGATTTCATTCGTGTCTTTTTTGACAGCCACATTTCGTCCCATTCTGGTGAATTTTTCAATTTGTTTCTTGTAGTGTTCATAATTCGTCATCTGCCATCACCTCCAAATCTTCGTCATGTAATCTTTTGCACCGCTCGCATTCCTCATAGCTGTTCCCTCTTTTGCAGAATTCGCACTGCGGCGGATCGTACTCATCGAATTTCTCTTTATCACTCCACCAGCTCATTATTTACCTCGCATTTCTTTCATTTTCTCTATTCCTAAACCGCTGCCCGCAGAGCGGGCAAAACACAAAATCTTCTGCCACCATCTCCGACCGGAAAGCCTGCCCGCATCTTGCACATTCAAAATAGTGTCCGTCCTCGTCTACATTCACAGGCTCCATCGGCACTTGGTACTGCATCAACTTATCGGCGTACTTGAACATGTACTGAATCTAGTACTTTGTAGCCGTATCCCCGCCTCTCTTGATGCTTATCTTTCTGATTTCATCAAACCATTTCATTGCCTTTTGCGGTGTCAAATCATTCTTTTTCGGTGTCATTGTAAATCAACCCCTTTGCATACGGCAGCGTTTCAACCCATTTACGGAATTCACACCATTCGTCAAGCCTATGGTTGTAGCGAGACTTATAAATGTTCGCCAGAACCTCATAGTTCAGCATTACTGTGCGTTTCTGGTTGTAAGAACTCGGCAGGAGTTTGATCATCTGCCACCAGTATGTTTTAAGTAATTTGGCTCGTGCACTTTCGTTTTTCATCGGTTTTGTTTTTGTTTCGAGGTATTTTTCGCGATAATGATTTAGCCCAGCAATAGTGCTTAAAAGATGCATCATCGGCGTCCATTGAGGTTTCCCGTAGCAAGATGGGGCACAATTCAAAGCCGAATAAAGTTCAAGTTGTGCTGTAGAAGATTGCAAAAGATGCTCGCACGAGAAATCTTCAACTGTGAATTCCTTATCCGCAATCTTATGCATCGTAGAACAGGAATTGGCAACCGTACCAACCTTGTAGGTGTCGAACTCCTTCCACCAGTACAGCGGAGCGGTGATATCCAAATACACGGTAATCATCCGCATGAACTTGCGGTGATCTGTACCGGCATTTCTAAGTTTCATCATGAGTTTGAGGTCATTTGGACCGATCATATAGTGGGGAATATCACAGTTGATATTGCACTCTGGAATCGCTGAACATTTTTTGTCGCCGCAGACGTATCCACTATCACTCTTATCCCAAGAGTTCATCGGATTACGCATGCCTCTGATGGCTGCTTCCCATCCGAATACTTCTGTTTTTTCAATCTTAATCACATCTACACCTCAATACCTGTAATTTCCTTTAATTTTCATTGTTTACCTCCGTAATTGACCTGCATCCTGTTTAGGTCTTTGATATCTTCGTAAATCGCCAATATCTCGTCTCTGATTTCCCGAAACGGTATCTTTGCGGCAATTTTCGGCGTTTCTTCAATCTTCCATCTAGCCCCGTCTTTATGCCGTAGTATTGCAAACTCTTCACCGTCCATTATGTAAATAGTCTGACTGTCTGCAATGCTTTGTACGGCGTAAAAATTGCAGTTGGTTAAGTATGTGTTCCAGTCACGCCGGCACTTAAATTTATAACGTTTCATATGATAAATCTCCGAATAAATCTGTCTGCATACTGTGGGTGAATCATGCTTCTTCGAACTTGGCGCGACTGTTCCTTTGACGTTTCGTATCTGATTCTTCTTGTTTCTACATATTCGATCGGCTCAAACAGAAAATTGTTTTTCGGTTCAAAATTGATGAACCAATATTGTGTAGGTTTCTTGTAATAATCACCCTCTACCGTTCTGTCTGTATCAATTACTTTTGGCTTTATGCACCAATACTGTTTTAGATAATGCTGCGCCGAATACGGGTTTTCAATTACCATTCGGATTCCTTTGTCAATACATACAATAACAAGCTGACAAATTTTTTCGTATAGATTGCTTCTATCTCGATGAAGTTTTATGCACAGTTCAAGTTTTTCCTTGTCAGTGTATTTTTTCATCTGAAATAATTCTCCTCGAAATGATAGGTTGACTTGATCTTCAAACCTCGTGCAAGGGAAAAATGCGAAGCAAACATCCTCTTTTGTAATGTTGTCAAACACGCTTTGCCCCCCCCTCATATGCTTTTTGGATTTCTCCAAAAAGGTCAACTTGAAAGTCCGTTTCATCAAAGTCATTCAGAATGTCATAATCAAACGCTTCAATCCCATTCTTCTTAAACGCATTCTTAAATGTTCCGGACTGTTCGAATAATAAATGTGCTTTCATAACGTTTCATTCTCCCACCATTTACAAACTATACAAGCATCATGTGGAAAATCTCCTACCATCGGACAATCTCCGTTACAACAAACCTCGTCTTCCAGCCATTTGCATTTTGGGTCTTCCGGCTTTTCTGTGCCTGTTTCTCTTCTGCTCATTGTTTACATCTCCATTTCAATCTGCGGGTCTTCCGGAAGCACAAGCATTCTGTTTTTCGCTTCGTTGTAAAAATTTCTGTCGATTTCAAATCCGTATGCGCTTCTTCCGAGTTCCATTGCTGCCCTTAGCGTAGATCCGCTGCCGCAACATGGATCTATGACTACATCTCCGGGATCAGTGAATGTCTCTATTAGTTTTTTTAGAATCTTCACCGGCTTTTGCGCTGGGTGAATCTTTGGAATTTCTTTTCCGTCTTTCTCCCATGTGAACCAGTTAAATACCATTTTTCCAGTTCCTCTGATGTTCTTTCCGTTTTCGTCAACCTGTAATCCGTTTCTGAATTTCGGCAGCTTATCTCTGTATAAAAGCAATGCGTATTCCGTTGCTCCAACCACTCGCATATTCGCCTTTAACACCTGCGGAGAATAATTCTTAATAAACACAAGCGGAATGTAGTTTTTGAATTCGTGCTTCTTTGCCGCATCTATCAGCGTTGCTTGTTGCTCAAACGAACAAAACACGATCATGCAAGGGCTGTTGCTGCTCCTGCCTCTGCTCTGTTTTCCTGTATCGTCTTTCCTCATCATTTTGTGGCAAAAGTGGAAATATTCATACAGGTTGAAGTTAAAGTCTGAATTGAACGCAGACTTTCCGGCAAGCTTGCTTTCGCCGTTTTTGTTATCTCCACCCTTGTACCACATCGGGTTACTTCCGTAAAAGTTATTGCCTACGTTATACGGCACGTCTGCAATAATCAGTTGTGCCGGTGGTATTGAATATTTCTTGTAATTTTGCATTGAATCTCTATAAATCTCGCACTTAACCTTTTTCACATTTCAACATCCTTTCCATCTCCATAAAATCGTCTTTGTCTTTGGCAAATTCTATTGATCCGATTTCTCCAAGTTGATAGTATCTCGGAATCTGCAGCGACCTAGGAAGCATTGATTCTTCCCTCGCGACCCTTGTTACCTGTTCGTAAACCATCCGGAACTGCGCTCTGCATACTTCTTCGTTTTCGCTCATACAGATTGATTCCCACCCCATGCGCTTAACTGCGTTTTTGGTGTTCTCATCGAAAAATTCCATCGCCCCAGGTTCATCATACATCCCATACAGACTAATCGCCCGTTTGACTTTATGCCATCCGTCTGACCAATCGAATGTCGCATCTTTTCCGGATATCTTGATTGTCTGCTGCCTTATATCGGCTACCGTCGGCGGGAATTTATTCGTCTGAACGTGTCGCATAACCGCTGTTTTTGCGTCCTTGTAGTCGATGTCTCCAATCGCGCTATACCAGCAATCTAAGGCTTCGTTCGTCGTTAGAATATTATCCCTTGGATAAAAATTCTTTATCACCGCCACAAGGCTTATAAATTCGCCCTTTGTCATGTATTAGCCCACCTTTCCAAAGCATCATAAGTGCTTTGCATTTCCTCGATGCGTGTCTGCCGCTTGATTTTGTCCCATACAATGCCTTGGTATTGGCTTGCTATGGATTGGTCAATAATCTCGATAACGGCAGCATCGCCATGTTCTTTCGCTTTCTCGGAGATTTTCCGAAGAAGCGTATTCAATCCAATAGGCTTGTACGGCTGTCTGCGTTCGTGCTTATAGGCAATCCAGCGGTTCACTGCCTCCGACAATTCCGGCGAAGCTTGAACAAAAAACCAATCCGATTCGGAAGTCCCCTCGCGCGCGCGCGCGTCTTGGTTTATTTTATTTATTTCTTTTATTTCCTTTATTGGTATGTTTGCTTTTTGACCGCTTTTTGACCGCTTTTTGACCGCGCTTTTTTCGGATTGTTTATTTTTTCCATTCTCTGAAACGCTGTATTTTTCAACGTTTTCGGATTCGCTTTTTGGTCGCTCTGTTTTCGCTGTTTTTTGTGGACTTAATTGGTACTTGTCGTAGTTCATAATTTCTATAAAAATATCTCTACGATTCGGCTTTTTGACGTTTACCATGTTCTGCTCACTTAGCAGCTTGATAAAGCTTTCCGTCTTGTGCCATGACCAACCCCATCTTGCGGCAAGGCTCGAAATATTCATTTCTACAACTCCGCGCTTCACAACAATTACCTCGCTGTGGTAGAGCCTTGTTTTGTCTTCGTAGTTGGCTAACTGAATTAAGTCCACCCACTCTTTACCGTACTTTTCCCATATCCAGTGATTGAATAATGCTCTGTCTAAAACTATGTATCCCATTCGATCACATCTACCTCGATTCTCGGATTTCCCGCATCAACGAAGAATTCATCAGTGAAGCCGATTACGCATCGCCAACCGTCCGCCTCAATCGTTCCGGAAGATACTAGAGCATCAAGAATGAATTTTTTCGCAAAGCAGATGTTGTCTAAATCTCTTTTGCGGTTCGGCTCGTACCACCGAAAGTTTAACTTCACTTTCCCGCTGAACCGTCCGATTTTCTGCTTACGGATATATGTCAGAATCAACGTTTCCGTTTTATTTTTCATCTGCGCTCCGACGAATTTATTTGTTCTGCAAGCCTTTGTGTAATCGTTCAGCCCTGCCAGTTTTCCGTAGATGATTAGCGTTCTTTTCCTCGGATCTCTTACTGTATGATATTCTTCCTCGCTGTGCCCTACGTTCATATCTCACCTCTAAAATGGTACATCCTCGTCCAGTGCCTCAAAGCCTTCCGGTACCGACGCTGAAGCCTTTGTAACCTCGCCAGTCTTTTCGCCCCATTCGAGGAATTCCACACGATCAGCCACAACATCTGTAGTGTATACTGTCGCACCGTCTTTGTTGGTATAGCTGCCTGTCTGGATTCTTCCCTGCACACCGACCAACCGACCCTTTGCAAGAAATCTTTCACAATTTTCAGCCTGCTTTCCAAAGCATGTGACCCTTGGAAAATCTGTCTGTTTTTCACTGCCTGCTTTCACGGGTCTGTCAATTGCCACCGTAAAAGTGCAAACTGCCATTTGTGTTCCTGCCGTGTACCTGACTTCAGGGTCTCTTGTCAGGCGACCTATAAGTACAACGCTATTCATAGATAGTTCCTCCCGAAAATTCTAATAAATTCTTCTCTTGTGTGTGTTTCTTCAAATTTAGCCTGCGCCATTTCTTTTAGCTTCAGATCTAAGCCCTTATCAAAATGTGCGCCCCGATCTCCTGTGTGATGCCGGATGCAAAGCCATACGGTTAAGCCGTACTTATCAGCCTGTCTTCGGTTTGATGTTCCGTATAACACATGATGCAGCTGTAAATCTTGTGTGGTCCGGCACACAAAGCATTCTTTTTTCTCTTGCAAAATTGATTTAGCCATTTGAGTGCCCCCATTCTCTTGAAATCTGACCGTCAATAATTCTGATTTGCAATTTGATCGAATTGATCGCCTCTTGGTTTGCCTTATAGGTGGCTTCTGCAATATCTCGCTTAAATCTTGCTTCTGCTACCGCAGGAATACCATAAGCGGTCTTGTCAATCATTCCGATTGCCATACCATCATCGCGAAGTTTCAGGCACTCTTGCCGAAGCAAAACCTTATAGTCTCGCTCCGCTTCTGCATATGCCGTACCTGTCTTTCGAAGCATTTTGATTGACGTGTCAAGCTGCTGTGTTTTGGTTTGAAGTTCGTTCATTAAATCGAATCCGTTCACTTTTTCCCTGCGGTGATTCTCACATGTCCCGCCTTGCCTTTCTTGGTTACTTCCTCGCAATACTTTTCGTAAAGTTTAGGGTGTTCTTCTTTGAATTGCTTTTCGTTGAATTTTTTCTCTGTGGTCTGCTCTCCGTCCGGAACAAGCGTTATCTTTGTTCCAGAAGGTGTCGTCCACGTCTTGATGTTGTACTTTTCCATGCCTGCCTTGAGGCTTGCCTTTGCGTCCTTGTACTCTTTTTCAATCTGCTTATAGATTTCAATTTGCGATTCTAAAATGATTACCTTGTCCGCAATCTCAACGATCTCTTTTGGCTGGAATTCTTCCTCGGTTGTGAATGGATTTTCCATCAGTTTTAACCAGTCCTCTCGGAATCGTTTTATTTCGGAAAAAATTTCTTTCCAAAACTCTTCGAATTGTTCATATCGGATTGTGAAAATCTGCAAACGATCCGAATCAAAATTCTTATTAAAATCATCCGGTCTGTGATATACCGCAAGAACACCGCGTTTGTAGTTATACATCCACATTCCCATTAGTAACTGGCACAGATAGTGCTTATAGTCCCAAATGTCATCGTGAATGTCTGAGGTGGTTTTGATTTCTAAAACACATTTGTCGTTAAAATCTACACCGTCAGCATGATAACGAAGATAGTCCTCAATGACTTTTCCCTCTACAAAGTGATGGCCAAGTTCTGCGTTCACATATTCTCGGATTTTAGGCTCGAGTTCATTTCCGTATTCCGTATAGACGTTTCCGGTAAAAGACGGTTCCTCAACTCCGGCTTTTTCCTTTAATAGCTGCCAACGGGTCTTGAATTTGGAGATATTCAGAATCGCCGCGATGTCGCTGCCGCCGATGTATTTATCTCTATCTCTTGTTACGTCCTGCATTATTTACCCTCCAAATCTTTCAGAACCTCCGCGAAACGTTCTTCTGTTGTAGAGCCGTTCAAGCCGTAATCTTTTGCCACTTCTGCAAATGATAAACCGCTTTCCTTTAAGTAGATAATCAGTTTTTCTCTGTAGGTCAGTTCGTTCGATTTTGGAGAAGATTTCTTCTTTTCAGAGCCTCTTGTCTTTTCGGTAAACTCGTCCGTATCAGCGTCCTTTGTATCGTCAATGCAGAACAGTCCGTTTAAGGCGTATTTTCTAGCGTAGGACGACGTTGCCCCGGTGATCTGCGAAGAATCCATTCCCTTTTTTGTCTCTTCTTCTCTAGCGTAAGCTGTAACCGAAGCAGATTCGGAACCGTCGGTTACTGTTGCCGTTGCTTTTACATAGTATCTATCTCCAATCATTACGATCTCATCAGAGATTGTCAGCTGCACCCCCTCTTCGGCGCAAAGCGGCTTTACCGCTTCGAGAATGTCTTCGCAGCTTCTATATTTGTAATTACCAAATTTATTAAACTGACCTTTTGGGGCTTTCAGTTCCTTTTGAATTTTTATTAGTTTATTCATGTTCATTCTCCTCGACAAAGTTTTTAATTATTATTTGAAGTAACTTTTCTGCGTTTTACTTAGGAGCTGTTCGTCTGTATATTTTGTGTAATCGCAGATCGTTTGCAACATGGCATCAAAGTTTTCCTCCGTTACCTCTTCCTTAAGTTCGTATCTGAGCGCTTTAGTTATGAGTCCTAACTCGCTGAACAAATCGATTGCGTTTCCTCTAAGTTTAACGATTCCGTTTTTAGCTTTAATCATCGTATGTATCCATCCTTTCCTTGTTGCTGTCTAGGCAGTCTTGGCAAATTAGCTTCTTTCCGAACCAGTATCCGTACTCACTACGGATATGCTCGCCGCATTCAGAGCAGATTGGTCTGTTATCGTATGCGTGGGCTTTTTCGTATTCCCATCGATCTGCATCGGAAGCGGGGCTATCTGATCTCCATATCATTTTCTGTCACCGTCCATTTTCTGCAGCATGTGGTTCATGTTACGAATTCTAGCAGTAATGCTGTCGCGCCATCTGCGGTACTGTTTTTCGTTCTCTGCGTAGAAATAGCCGCCCTTTTCATGTGCGATGATACGTTCGCCGTTGTGTCTAAGAACCTCGATCACAAGCCTTGCTGTCCTGTCGTCAACATCTAAGTGTCTTGCCAGTTTTTTACGCGTCACTGGATTCTGCTCGTTAGCAGACTTGATCAGTGTTATAGCTTGACTTTCTAGTGATTGTCTGTTATAGTTTTCTTGGTTATTTTGGAATTGCCCCTCGTGGGCGTTCCTTTTTTTATTCATTTCTCACCTCTACTTCTAAGTACTTGGCACCATGTTTTACAGCATCTTCGTGACTGTCAAAGTAAATGTCTATGACGTTTCCCTTGACGGCTGAACCAGTATCTTGTGCTGTATAAACAGTGTCTCCGATTCTGACCTCTGTACCGAATGGAATAACCGAAGTATCAACAGCGATTGTCTTGCCCGCCTCGGCTCTCTCTCCGCTTGCTGTATAGACAATCTCTTTTCCGTTTTCATCTAACGGACGGTTCTTTGCCCATATCGAACAGCAACGGACACAACTACAATATGCTGTGATTTTGAATTCTCCGAGTGTTTTCCACTCTTGTTTAGGTTCTTGTTTTAACTCACGTTTTAACTCGACTTGGTGAGTTAAATGTGACTTAGACTGTGCTTCATCTAGGTCATCATGTCCGGCAAATCCCAGCATCGTTATGATTGCAGCTGTTACCAAGATACCGCCTAAAGGCTTTTTGATTTTGTCTATGGCGCCTAAGATGCCGCCGCCTGTTCTCCTATGCTTCTTCATGTTCCTGCCCCTTGACTAAGCAGATGAATTTTACTCCGTTATAGACCGTAAATTCTTCTGTGGGATATTCGCTATCATTCCTGTTTCTTGTTTCGTATTCCGGAAACATTTCTTCAAAATCTTTGCGAAGAAGATGCACACGGTCCTCGTCAATTCCACATAAGCCGTTGCATTCATCGTGCAGCTTTGCATAATCTTTCGCATACGCAGCTAATTTATCTTTCATTTTTTTGCCTCCAGCTGCAGAATCACTTCTGCAATCGCTTTTTCTAGTTTTGGGGTTCTCTTGATTTCCCCATGAATAACTACCATTACTCTTTCCTTTCCCGAAGCAGCGTGTTGACTGTTACGCCTAAAACGTCAGCGACCTTTTGCAGGCTAGTTAGGCTCGGGTTAAATGTTCGTTTCCATTTTTCTATATGACCCCTAGCCAAACCGGCACGTCTTTCGATTTCTCTTATAGACATTCCACGTTTTTTTGCGTAAAATTCTATGTTTTTGTAAACCATCGTTTCTCCTTTCGTAATTTTTTTGCTATAATGCTTTTGAGGTGGTAAATATGAAAAATAAAATTATGAGAAAACTGGAATTTGGCAAATACACATCGCTTGAAACTGTTGCCGGATGGTTTCCAGAAAAATCAATCGAATCTGTCGGAAAGTCGATTGATTTGCTAGGGAAACTAGGGTTTATAGAAGCATCTGACGATCTCAATGGTATATCCCTAAGAACTATTTCTTCATTGCAAGATTTTTTAGAGTATCAACGAAAGAAATTCTTTGAATATTCCATTGGTGTATCAGCTATCATTATTGCAATAGAATCTTCAATAAACATATTCCGAACACTGTTCCGCTAATCCCTGTAAATACTCCGAGAAAAAAAGCGGGTTTCGCTATTTGCCTTGCGGAAAGTAATATATATTCCTGTGCCAAAGGATTTTCCCAGAACTGCATGCCAAATTTTATTAAATCTATGGCATGCTCTTCTTTTGTTTTCTTTTCCATCTCCACCTCTGCATTATTTGTAGTAAGAAGTTACGAAAAAATATTGACATCTGACGTAATTTGTTCTATTATTCAAGTAACCACACAAGATAATAGAAAACGGAATAATATTCGTTCGTACATTATTACTACCTATGTTTTTATATTACCATACATTTGTACGAACGTCAATATGTTTTTCGTAATTCTGTACTACTTTTTTGAGAAAGGTTTTTCCATGAATATTTACGAAAGAATCAAGGAATTGTGCAAGAAAAAAGGTGTCGCTATTAAAGAAATGGAGATAGCCGTAGGAATCGGAGAAAAGAATGCCAACAAATGGAAAACAAGAACACCATCTGCGGAAAGTCTATTAAAGCTATCCGAATACTTCGGTGTATCTACCGATTATATATTAACCGGGGAAGATAATGGAGTGTCTAAAAATTATTATTTTGACCAAGAGATAGAAACTATTGCACAGGAAATAGCAAGACACCCGGGCATGAAAACATTATTTGAAGCTTCTATGAGTCTATCTGATGAAGATTTGCAGTATGTAAATGATTTAATCAAAAGATTCAAGAATAAATAATAGGAGGGAACTATGGAAGAAAGAGTTAATATTATCTATCACCCTTTGCCGCTATCAATAAGGGGGTTCGTAACCCAAACATTCGACGATAACGGAGAACCATTTTACACCATCTGCTTGAATACCGCATTTAATGCAGAAGTGCAATATCGGACTTTCAGACACGAGATCGCGCATATTGCTCATAACGACTTCGACAGCGATATGCCAATCGGAGAGATTGAAGCTATTAGACATTTGATTTAGTATGGAGGTGTGAATAATGAAAAAGGCTTTATCATTTATTTTATCTGTTTTCATAACGGTATCAATGACAACTCCAGCTTATGGATATGGGCTGGCAAAACCAAACATAACATACATAGAATCGGACGGAAACTGCGTTTACATTGAATGGACTAATATTTATGGCGCCGAAATATACAACGTATATCGTTCTGAAACTAACAAGTATGACTATGAATTTATAGACACAGCAACTAGCAATTCCTATTTTGATTCAAACGTAGAATATGGAAAAAGGTATTATTACCAAGTCCAAGGGGTGAGCACCACAAGTTTTAGTGATCCAAGTGATTCTAAATCTGCAAAAATTGTATGGACAGATAAGCATTTTCCAATCAACGATTTGGGCAGACCGGAACTTACTACATTTACGGACGAAGATCAGGACTGTATATGGCTTCTTTGGGATGAGATTGAGGGCGCGAACGCATACTTCATATATAATATATAGATCAACATCAAAAAACGGAACATACGAGTTGAAATATGTTGAAGATAAAAGCAGACCAATATTTGATAAAGATATTAAAAAGAATAAACGATACTATTACAAGGTCCAAGCCTTATATTTTGATGAAGAGAATGGTACTGTGCTCGGCGGGAAACCTAGTTTGTGGAGATCCGATATAATCACAAGCAAAAGAATTGTAAAAAAATCAACCAAAACTGTATCAAAGCCCGTTAGTCAAACAGTGTACGTCACAAGAACAGGTTCAAAATATCACCGATATGGTTGCCAGTATTTAAGGAAAAGCTGCTATTCTATAAGCAAATCTGATGCAAAAGCAAGAGGATATACAGCTTGTTCAAGGTGTTGGTAAGAGGAAAATAACATGGTACTGATGTATTTACGGAAGTCTCGGTCAGATAACCCCTACGAGACTGTGGAAGAAGTGCTATCAAGGCATGAGACATTGCTTCAAGAATACGCAGAAAAAGTATATGGTTATCGAATTCCGGAAAGTCAAATTTATCGTGAGGTCGTATCCGGAGAAAAGATTCACACACGACCGGAAATGCAGATACTATTGAAACGAATTGAATCGTCTGACGTAAAATCTGTACTGGTCGTTGACCCGCAGCGTCTTTCTAGGGGCGATTTAATGGACTGCGGTCGTTTGATGCAGGCGTTCAAATACAGCCGCACAACGATCGTTACACCAATGAAAATATTTGACTTATGGGATAAGTTTGACGAAAAGATGTTCCAAGATGAACTGCTACGCGGGCGTGATTACCTCGAATACGCGAAAGAAGTCATGGCGCGCGGGCGAAAACTGTCTGCATCAGAGGGTTGGTATCTTGGAAGCGTTCCGCCGTTTGGATATGACATTGATTACGTTATGGACGGCAAGCGTCGCAGAAAAACGCTGAAGCCTAACCAAATAGAAGCACCAATAGTTGATAAAATCTTCTCTTGGTTCGTGGACTTAAAAATGTCCTTGTATGGAATTGCAGCTAAATTAAACAACATGGGAATAAAACCAAGAAAAGCAGAACATTTCTCAACAGATGCAGTCAGACACATTCTTTCGAATCCTATTTATATAGGTAAAATTTCAGTTGGACGACGTCCGATGGTTGAAAAACTGGTTGATGGGAAAGTGGTTGTATCACGTCCTAGGACTGCCCCACAAAGAATTTTTGATGGAAAACAGCCTGCGATCACACAAGAAGAAAGATTTTATGCTGCGCAAGAACGCCTCGGAAATATTCCTAAAACGAAGATGGGCAAAGGGGTGACAAATCCTTTGGTAGGAATTCTAAAATGCAGCTGCGGTCGCGCTATGATATATCACCCAGGACGCGGTGAGGCAAGATTGATGTGCGCAAATAGAAGATACTGCGGATCACGTTCTGTTCCGTTTGAGGAAATATACAATGCTATCATAGATGCACTAAAAGAAAATGCAAGAGACTTTCAGATTAAAATTGACTCCGGTATTGACATCGCACTACAGAGATACAACGAAGAAGTTTCAGAAATAAAAGGAAATCTTCAAGAACTCGATGTGCAGCAAGAAAGATTATTTTCGTTCCTAGAATCCGGAACGTACGACGAAATGACATTCCGGAAACGTAATTCTATTTTGATGGAAAAACAAGAGAAACTAAAAAAACAGTATGAAGAGATATTGGCTAACGAGCCGGAAACAATCGACTACAAAGAGAAAATCGGAACACTGTATCAAGCAATAGACGCAATGAAATCAGAGGAACTAACAGCAAAACAGAAGAACGATTTTCTAAAAAATATAATAGGCAGTATCGTCTATACTCAATTAGAAATATTAGACAATGGAACGAGGTGGGGAAAGAACCAGTACAGACTGGATATTTTTTTGAAAAATTGATTACCATGATATTGGAACATACGAATCTGTTCCATAATGATAGTTATATATTGACTTCAACAGAAAAACCACCAACAAGCGGTGGTTTTTTCTGTGAAGTGTGTGTATACGTGAAAAGCACGTGTTTTATATACCTATTATATAGCAGATTCGTTTATGCGTCAAGAAAATACTTCGCTACTTTGTATTTCTTCCCATCAACGTCATTGATGAAGTTATCTGACATGCTGTAATAGAATTCTGTGTCTTCAGACATACCCACCATAGCCGCTGTGTCGTGATAATCGTTGTAGCACATATTCATCACCATGTACCATGAAACGCAATCAAAATCGCTTCTTTTTGCGCTTACAAATGAAGCGATTGTTTCCATCGACCATTTCTCGCCATACGGACGCATGCTTCTGACGATCTCTTTTGCCTTTTCATCGCAAATATGGTATGCAACCGCGCCGATTTCGTCCATGATACTTTCATAGCATGCAGGGTCATATCTTTTCAAGCGTTCCATTCCGTTATTGATTGCATGGTGAACCCTATCCCATTTCGGCTCTTCCTTGCGCGAAATAAGACTAATCAATTCCATGTATTCCATTACTGAATCCTTTCTACCGTCACGATTGCGTTATTGACTGTGGCTGACGCAGACAGTCTGAACGACAATGCAGCTTCTGTTCCGATGTTGTTTCTTACAGCCCGCACAATATCCGTAACGTTTAGCGTGATAAGGTCTGTTGCTGCTGCCGATGTCGCCCCGGCTGCCGCACCTGGGATAGCAACGCCGTTGTTATACATCTGCAAAGTAATGTTTCCGGCAGCTACACCTGTAATGTTAAACATCGCGTCAATATCATACGCGCCGCATTTGTTTAAGTTGATGCGGTTATTCGTCATTGCTGTGTTGCAATTCGTATTGAATATGAGATTCAGCGGAATATCCGTTCCGGCTGTTACTGCTGTCGCAGTTGTGATGTTTGCTTTTAACATTTTCATTCCTTTCCAAGACAACGGCGGGGAAACCCCGCCGATTCTTTAACCTATCGTTATACTAAAGTCGTCCCGGTCATTCCATTGCACCCGTAGGCGATCGGCGCCATGTAATAACCATACGGATTCGTTTTCGGAATGCCGCATAATGCAGTCTGAAGCTGAAGCTGATTGATTTGGTTCTGCATATCAGCAATTCTGTTTCCAGTGATGGCATCTAAGATTTTCTGTGTCTGTTCTGTCGTGTTTGCATTGATTGCCGCGGTATTGATTGCACCATTGTAGTTTACGCCGTCAATCGCTCTCTGCGTCTCGCAGCAACACTGCGAAATCTGATTTTGTGTCGTGCCGAAGTTACGAAGCGTTTCGTATCCAAGATTGGAAAGTCCGTTCTGAAGACCCATGTAATCAGCCTGCAAGCTGTCACCCAATCTACCGACTGTGTTGTCAAGGTTGTTGAAGTTCATAGCATTGCAAAGCCCTGCCTCTGTGACCGGAGAGCCTTTTGCCCCGCCGAAACCAAACCCGCCGCCACCGATGAGCAGAAGAATCAGCAAAGCGAAGATCCACAATCCGGAGCCGCCGCCACCGAGTACGTTTGTATCCTTGCCGGTAACTGCGCTGATGTCAGCTAATGAATAATTTTCCATGATAATACTCCTTTTCTTTTATTTATAAAATTGCAATTTTATCGAAGCATGCCAAGAATCATATCGGGGTTTATGCCCATTTCGTTGCATTTCTGATAAAAAACCTCTTGTGGGTTTTTACCGTTTACCATATCCATAACCTCTTTGATTCTTGGGTCGTTCATTTGACTAAGCGCGGACATCGGGTCTTTTGCAGTCTGCATGATTTGTTTTATTTGACCGATTGCTGGTGCGATCTGTGTCATTTGTAAAATAGGATTCATTACTCTACCCCCTTATCTGCGAGCGACTTTTTTATTGTTTCGGATAATTCCATGATCTGCGCCTTTAATTCGTCTAACTCCGCGTGATTTACAATATCAGGTTTCGGTTCTTGCACTTCCACAAAATCAAAAGCCTTTACCGTAGAGAATCCGGAAGCGTCTGACGTTTTCAAATAGAATCTAGGTCTGGTAGAATCCATCAGTATGACTTGTTGGTTCGGGAAAATTCTATAAGCGTTTGCGCTCTCTATTCCATTGACATATTGGATGCCCTGTGTGTTGAACATGATTTTCTCCTTTTTTCTTTTATTCTGACACGCATACGCCAATGAGACAATTTACGAAAAAGGTACAAAAAAGGCATAAAAAAAGAAGGGGTCGGAATCGACCCCTTACAATACTTTCCCTATTTTCCTGTTTACACGTTGAGAATATTTTCTTGCTGTGTCTGCTGATATGTTGAGTGCTTCGGCGATTGCTTCTAAGGGAATCCCTCTTGACCGCATCTCAAATACTTCAATTTCTAAATTGACAAAATTGCAATTTTCACGAAAGAAGTCGAGTTCCGGTTTTGTGAAGCCACATACCCGCATGTTCTCTCCTATTCTTTTATCTCTTTCTTTACCTGTTCATAGACAGCTTCAATAATTTTGTCTAATTCGTCGGCAGAGACATTGATTCTCAGCTCTTTCAGCTTATTGGAAACAAACTGTAGGACCTCTGCTTTTTTCTTTTCGCCTGTCTCAGACTGCATCCACTGTTTCGCCCATCTGACTGAAACTTCCGTCCAGTACATGATTGTTTCCTGCTTTTCTTTGCTCATTTCAGCCTTTGCAGCCTTCCATTTTGTCGTCACAAGCGGGACTAAAACGCCTGTGATAATCAGTGTGCATAAGCTAATAATTACTTCCGTCCAGTTTACCATGTTACTCATCCTTTCCTTTTACCTTAATACCGGCTAATAATGCGAGTTCAATCGTCCATGCGCCAAACCATGCAACGGTCAGCGCATCCGGCACCGTCTTATCCTTGTAAGACAGCACCAAAACAACGACGGTGTACCAAATGATATTGACCATCGCCGCTATAACAAACTTAGTTCTTTTCTTCATGGCTCACTCCGTTCTTTAACTCCATGTGATAGATACGTTTTTCGTGGTTTTCAATTTTTCTATCCTGTTCATCGTTGTGATCCCATAAGCGCTTACGGGACAGACTGGCATGCTCTGTCTCTTCCTTGAGGTCGTCCTTGATCTGCTGCATATCGTCTTTCAGTCCCTTTACTGATTCATTTAATGATGTGATGCTTTTTGTCAATTCCGTCACGCCACTTATTAACGGTCGCGCCAACGCCCAAAAAAACCCGAACAGGCTGCCCAATGCGACAACTAACATACCAAGAAACTGTGCTGTATCCATAACTAAATCTCCTTTATATACTCTCTGATTCCCTTGATTCTTGCGTAGCCCTTATCGGTTTTTAGCCACGTCCCTTGCGGAATTCCGGTTACGTACTCGCCCTTTTTCAGCTTTCCCGCTGTGGGTGCTGTAAGCGATGCCTTTTGTCTGATATTGACCGTAGAAAGCACTCTATAGGTCTTTTCTGCGACTTTCGGACAATAAATGAACCCCTGCAGCTTGTATCCGGTAAAGTAGGTGTACGGCGGTTTTAAGGTCATTGTGCGGAACCGAAACTTCTTGTAACCGCTCTCGCCAATTACAATGGAACCGTCAGACTTGATATCCTCGACAATAGCAACATGCCCTTTGCCATGCGCCTCACCACCGACTTTCGACCAACAAATAACGGCTCCAAGTCGTGGCGTATCGCCGCGATCGTAGCCGTCCTTGATGTTCTTATACCAGTTTCCCGCATTGCCAAGAGAAAGCTTCGGTGCTTTGCCGATAATTTCATACCATCTGCCCCAAGCATACGCTGTGCAGTTTGGCAGTCCGTACCCTGCGCTATGGAACGGATTTTTCCTCGTCCACAACACGTTATTCGGTGCTGGTGCTTTTAACCTTGGTTTGTACATATCTTCTCCTTCCTAAAACGGGTTCTTTGTCTTCGGACTTGCCTTTAATGCCTCGAACAATGCCCATTTTTGTTCCCTTGAAATATCTGCTCTTGATAAAAATCCTTTAAGTTCGTCGTTTGAATATCTGCCGTTTCCGTTTGCATCGATCAGACCGGCAGCATGATCTAACATTTCAGGTGTAATTCCTGCACGCTTGATTGCTGTCGCTCTTTTCACTGCACTGTCAGATAAAAGTGTACTGACTATTTGAGTTGATTGGCCGCTGTCTAAAAGCGCATAAGCCTTTCCGATATTCTTTGTGTAACCGGATTCTCTGATTGTCCTCGCTGCGTTTATCACATCTTCCTTTGTTGCCCCTGCTTCTCGAAGCTTTGTTGCTTTCTCTACGGCTGTTTTCGATGTCATTGCTATAACTGCATCTTTGTTCATGCCGCTTTCTGCAAGCGCGTAGGCTTTTCCCGCACTGGAATCCGCTCCGCTTTCAGACAATATCTGATTTGCTTCTTTTACTTGACTAACACTCATCGTTCCGCTGTCAACAAGTGCCTTTTGCGTCTTGTTCAATTCTCCGTAGTCGTAAGCGTTTTTGGTTGTCTCTCCCATAGAAATAACAATAGAACGCTTTGCGGCATCTGATGCCGCTTCGTAAACGTCTCTGACTGCCTCTTTTTTTTCATCTGTTGTCATGTTTTGATATTCGGAAGACGATGTTAAACTTGAAAGCCCTTTGTAAACTTCTTGCCCTCTGACCTTCTTGTACTCTGTAAACTGTTCCGGAGTCATGCGAATATCCCTACCGTCATATCTTACGGTGTAGAGTGAGCTGTAATCAGTAGGAATAACGTCTTTCCCCTCGCTTCCAAGTTCTTGACGAAGATTTTCGAGTTCTAGCGCGGTTCTGTCTGTCTCTTTCTTTTGCACATACGCCGGAGACAAGAAATTTTCAAGTCCTGCCTTTAGATAGTCGGTTGGAGACTGTTTGCTATCCGTTCTTCCGAACATATCGACAAAACTTTGATTTGTGTTTGTTAAACCCGGTATTTTGTTTTCAAGCTTATCAATATACTTTTCTGTGTCTCTTTGCAGTTTATTTTCTGCTGTCGAAAGCGCGATTTTTCTCTCCGGTACAAGCGTTCTTGCAGTTTGCCCTACAAGCGTCGGTATAAACTGGCTTACAAGGTTTTGTGCAGCATTTCCCATGAATTTTACAATATCTTTGCTGTCTCCATTCGCGAAGTCAAACAGATTTTGCACACCGGAAAGCATAGACATCTCCAAAACAGGTTGGTAAATCTGCGAAAGACTTTCGATTCCGTCCCACAGATTTCCGCCCTCTTTCAACATAGAGTTTCCAAGTTCTACTCCGACAAAGAACGGCATACAGATAGGCGCCGCCCAGTCCATTGTGATGGAATAATCGCCAATATTCAGAGCGTAATCCTGCTTTCCTAAAAGCTGTTTCCATTTATATTCGCTGTTGTATTCGCCAAGAGAACCGTTTGCGAGCCCCTTGTTTCCCATATACATGCCAAGTGCCACAACGCCGGTTCCGGTAAGACCCTCTGCTACTTGTGTTATTGCTTTCTGCAATGCTATTGCGTCCTTTGCTCTAGCAATCTGATATATGCCCTTAGCAAGTCCAAGCGGCGAATGAGAAACGCCTCGTTTCAAAATGTTTATCGGTGTCTTTGTGAATGGTAAAGCGGAATCCATGACAACCTTTCCGGCTGTCTTTGCCACTTTCATTGTTGCATCATCGGTTGCCTTTACATTTAGGTTTTTTCTGAACCTCGCAAGCGCATCTGCAAGCCTGCTAGGGTCTCTGTAAGTTGCGCGAAGTGCTTCATTGTAAGCATGTTCCGATGCCTGCTGAACGAATTCTTCTGTTAAGTCACCGACCTTTTTACCGTTTGCCTTGCAATACTGCGCAAAAGCACTGTCGAAGTTTATCTTCATAAACAGTTGGTCTTCTGCTTCCAGTGCTGCGCTGTTCAGCTTATTTGCCCCCTCTAAAAGCCGATTGTTAAAAACTTTTGCTTCTAATGGTCGAAGTTCTTCATTATACTTTCCATTCCCACTATCAAGCGTCTTCCTCAATTTGTCGAATTGATCTCCGGCAAACTTTTTCAAGGCTCTGTCATCAGAAGAATTGGTTAAGATTGCAGCTGTTTTTTTCGCTCCGGCTTTTTCAAGTTTTCGGCTGAATGCCTTTTGCAATCCACTCTGAATGATATTATCCATTCTGACTACAGGAACATATAAAGCGTTGCCGACAATGTTTCTGATGTGTGTCCTCGGATTTCCGAGCATGGCAAGGTATCTCCAAGCTGTGAGTTTTTCGGAGAATGTCGCAGGCACTTGATTCCAAAGTTCAATGTTTATCTGCTTTCTAAGTTCCGGAAGTTCTTCTTCCGATGCGTTACGAAGCCTATCGAGCATTTCATCGCTAATATTTACATTTACACCTGTGTTTTTATTGATCTTATCGACGGAACGAATAACATTCTTGACTCTGCCTTCCGGAGACAGTGAATTAAAAAGCCGCATTGCCTGCAAGGTTCTTCCGGCTTCACTCTCCATTTGGCATACGTCAGACAAAACAGTTTGTGCGGCTTCATAATTGCCTTTATTGATGTGTTCTCTCGCAAGCTGATAGCCCATAGCAATATCATCGCTTCGGACTTCTTTCCCCTCTTTTAAGATGTTTTCAAAAGATTTTGTTTCAAAATCAAGCCCATTTGTTTTGATTTTGTCAGATGCAAGGTCAAGTTTCTCCTTATTTGTTGTCTTTCTCGTCCAGTAAGAGCCTTCCTCGATGTTCGTCTTAATTACTTCTCTTGTCTTCTTGTCAACAATAGGAGCATTGTATACGGTGTTTGCACCTTGCGTGACTTTTCCCATGTCTGTCCTAAGCGGAACCTTTCCACCATCGTATGTGCCATATTTCTTTTTTGCGTCCTTAAACGATTGGTTCGGTCTAGCCACATCTGCGCCAAGGTCTTTTAGATTGACATTATTTTGGGAATTTGATACACTTTGATTAAGAGTTGATTCTAAATCGACTGCGGTAGGTTGTGGACCTACGTCGGCAGCCGATTTTGGGATTAGCTCTATTTTTTTGGCATTGTGCGTCTTCCCAGATATCTCAACTGGATTTTTAACGCTATTAGCTGTTGGAAGTTCCATTTTAGGCTCGATTTTGATGTTTTCAGCCTGTTCTGAGATGGTTTTAGGCAATTCTATCTTTGGTGTGACTTCGTCCTTTACAGCCTGTTTTACGACTTTTGGAAGTTCTTTCTTGACAGCTTTCTTTGAGCCTCTTAAGGCTTTTACCACCGGAATCGCTTCCATGACACCGCCAGTAACCGCATTGATTCCGGCATTGACCGCCATGTCCTTGGCAAGTTCTTTGCCTTTTTTGCCCTCGCCCCTTGCCAAGCCTAAATCCATCGCAGTACCAACAGTAGCATCTGCGATTGCGTTCTTGGTAGCACTCTTTAAGACCTGTTTTGTCGCTTCCTCGCCGATTTTCTTGCCGACCTTGCTCGCAACGGCTTTTTCGGTTGCTTTTTTGCCCGCTTTAGTAGCAAGTACTTTTCCTGCAGCCTTTGTGGTCGCTTTTTCAGCTGCGCCATATCCAGTAGCATAGCCAAGCATTTCGCCTGCGATGTTGCCTATTTTCCTAGACTTCGCTGCGTTCTTTGTAGGCGGCTTGATGATTTTTCCGCCTTTTTCCATCTTATCGCTAAGCTTCTTTCCCTTTGCGATGCTGTATGCTGTACCCGGAAGCGAGGAATTTACAAATCCCTCGCCCAAGCCAGTATAGAATTGACCGACTTTATCGTTCTTAAATCCGCCTTTTCTGTTGTACTCTGCCTTCTTCTCTTTGGCAATCTGATTTTGCACCTTTTGGCGTTCTGCGGTCGGTAAAAAGTCAGATTTAATGTCGCGCCAAAGCCAGTCGGCTTGCTGTTTGACCTTTTCCTTTAAGGATTTTTGGGGTAGAGAAGTTGAAGTTTCCTTTCTCTTTGCATCTTTTCTTGCCCTATCCATATCAGATTGTGTTGGAAGCTTTGACGTTCTTCTCGTCTGCGCCTTTTTCTTTTCTCTGTCTAGGTCTGCTTGTGTAGGAAGTTTTGACGTTCTCCTTGTTGCCATATCAAACTCCTTTGTAGCTCTTGTACTTCTTCATCGACTTATAACCGCCGCTTGTTTTATTTGATTTGTTAGCGTTTCCCCATACGGAACTATAATCTACTGAATTATTTTTCTTCGATGTAGAGTAAGACCTACTTTGCTTATTGCTGGAAGAATTATTCTTATTCTTATTCTTGCTATTATTTGTAACAGTGTAACCCATTGCCTTTGCCGCCGCAGCCGCCGCAGAAGAGTTATTGTAGTGAAGCCGTCCGTCAGAATCCGTCCATACATAGTTCGGATTCTTCGCTTGAATGTTCGATGATACCCTATTATTCCACGCGTTTACCTTGTTCTGTTGCTGTTGCTGCAAATAGGTCTGTAGTGCAGATAACTCGCTATTGAGCAACTGCTCACGTTGATTTTTCAAGTCTTCCATCTGCATTTGACCATACCGCTCATCAATAGAAGATTGTCTGGCTTGGAGTTGAGACATAAGGTCAGCTAGGTTTCCTTGGTACTGACTTCCAAGCTTCGCCAATGCCTCTTGCAATGCCGCATCATTGCTCGCCAATCCGGACGAATAGGCATTTAAGATGCTATTCAATGCTGTTTCACTTGCCCCGCCTGTGATTCCTCCGGAAGACAACTGTTCAGCGAGTTTGTTTTTATTCTGCCGATATGCGATGTACTGCTGTCTTGCCGCATCACTAGCCGCTTGGTTCGCTTGGTTCACCCCTTGGTTATATACGTTGCTAAGCTGACCCATGCTCGTATCGTAGGAACGCTGAATTCCATTCAAAGCCGCATCCCATTGGTCTTGTATGCTTTGATCTGGTTTCAAACTATCATAACCAATAGGATTGATTCTTCCGCTTGATAATGCGTTATAATATCCTTGAATTACATTGTTTTTATTATTGACCAAGCCACCAACCAAATTACCGACAATTCCTAATCCAAATCCACCCGAAGACGTTCCTCTTGATGGAGAACCACCCGAAGGTGTTCCACCCGAACTTCCTGTTTTATACAGCTTTCTAAAAGTTTCGTTTCCGACAGTATTTCCGTAAGAGTTTGAGCCTCCAGTCGCTTTTTTATAAGCCGAAAGTGCCGCAGATGTGTTTTTACCCCATATGCCGTCAGCACCGCTCTTACCGACATTGTATCCGGAGTTTATCAGTGCATTTTGCATTTTTCTGACTTCCGACTTACTCATGTTATTTCTGTTGTAAATTTTAGATGCCATCTTATATCCCTTTCTAAAATTTTTTATAATCGTGTCAGCCTTTGATGCCAAAAAACGTGTTATGTATAGATAACCCCGAAACACAAAGATTTCGATGCATCTGAATCTGATGTGATAGATTAGTTCATCACATATCGTCAGAAGATTTACCAAATTGTGTTTTCGGGGTTATTCTAAAATTGAGTGAAGTACTCGCCATCTGCCAGTTCCGGCGGCATGCCTGCCTTGATGCAAACATATCTCTTTACGCCGTCTGTGTAGTAATAGTTCTCGTATACTTCCATACCAACTTTGAACCTAATCGGCTTATCTGCCGTTCCCTCTGCGTTAGGGTCTTCCACCTCGATCCATGTTATGCTGCCCTTAGCTGTGGTCTGTGTTGGAGCCCATTTGTATCCGGGTCTTGACGGTAGATCTTCCGGCTTGGGTGTGATTGTGATGCCCACTTCCTCTACGACCGCAACTGTGTCTTTGTCAGATCGGATTACTGTTTTAATTGCGTCAAGTCTTTCCCTATATGTATTAGCCATTGATTCCGACCTCACTTTCCAGTTCTGTTAAAATTTCTTCGGACGTTAAGTCGTTCCCTTGACCGTCGATAATAGCCTGAACCTCTGCTTTGTACTCAGCAGGAACAGCATCTATAGTCATTGCACCAGACGTGACAGCTTCCACGTATTCCGGTACCATAAATTCATGAATCTGAGCTTTAGCATTGTCCTCGTAGCTTTTGCTATGGTCCGGGATATACGGCTCATACTGGTGAATGTGGAATAAACCGCTATTTCTATCGAAAATGTGATAGCCGTTTTCCTCAATTATGTAGTACAAATCTCTTTCCATTCTTAACCCTCCAAACATAAAACTTTTTCTAATACTTGATGTAAGCCGTCGAAACTAAACCCGCCAACATAGTTTTGACTATATGAGTACTGACCGAACAAATGTAGCTTTCCGCCGTTGAGAACTAGGGTAGGATTGGATAAGTGTTCGTCTAAACTGATGATAATCTCTATTTTTTCTCCGTCAAAAGAAATAAGTCCACTTCCAAACGCTGGAATGTAAAGCTTATCATCATTTGATACTACATATGAATCGGTTGTGCTTAAGGACATATTACTGCCTGTAATTTGTGTCCAGCTGTTTGTGTTTGTGTTTAGTTTGTAAATATTACCAGTTCTATTGGAATTGTTATATCCGCCAATAGCGTATAAAACTCCATCGATAACGCCAAGTAATGCGCCACCAGGGTATGGTAATGCTGCAATATCAATCCACTCTAATGTATCAAGGTCAATATATCCGCAATAGGTATAATATGTGTATGAGTTTGATCCTGTTCGGGTCTGGAAAAAGAGATACATTTTGTTATCAACAATGGCTGGTATTCGTCTGTAGAGATATGATGTTCCATACAAACTGTCTGATTCTTTTGACGGTATATCTAAAACTTTAGTGAAAGCCGTACCGTCAAATCTGTATACAGCGTTCGCAAATAAATAGTATAAATACTCACCATGCTCCAAAGCAGTAATATAGGCTTGCGCGCCTCCATCTGGAGCATCAATATCCCTCACCCATCCATTCGATTCAAGGCGATAATGTTTTCTACTAGAAGTTATCATGTGGATTTTGCCTTTATATGACGCATATATTTTTGTATTTTCAGTGCCTGCAAAAAGTGTATCTTTATCTGCAACCCACTGATACTTTGCAGTCAGCTTCATGTCCTTTAATACTGAACCGTCTATTGTTATCTTTTGACCGCCTCCGCCGCCGCTTGCGTTGAACCATGTATCCATCTATCTCACCTCAATCTTTACTTTTAATACTTCTTCTAATGGGGCAAACGTCATTGATACTTCTCCGTTCGTTACAGAAACAGTTTCCGGTGCAACCTTATACTTATTCGTATAAATATCAATGGTTGAATTTTCTGTGATTGCTGTATTCTGAAACGCAATACTTGTAACGCCGATTGGAATCGTTCCGATACTGACACTCGGCACCCTTGCTTTTTTATTCAATTCTGCCGTTGTGTCTTTCGGAAGTTTTGAAACTTTGTTCTTGTCTGTGTCTGTATAGTCATTCTTGGATAGATTTTTGCCTGCAACTTTGTCGACCTTATTTCTCAGGGCGTCTGTGGTGTTGTCAGGCAGATTATCTACTTTTCCTTTGTCCGCATTGTTATAATTATTCGCAGACAATCCCATTCCATCGACTTTGTCTACCTTTGTGTCAAGACCGGCTTTCAGTTGAGAAGTCGTTGCATAATCTCCACCGGATGCCTCTCTTGCCTGTTCCATGTAATACTTGGCGTTGTCAACATCTTCACCCTCTCTTGTTCCTGTGCCGCCTTTTGTATAGGACTGCGCCAAAATAGCGGAATTGTCTGCCGCGTTTGCTCTTTGATTTGCTATCGTTGCGGCGTTCCCTGCGCTTGTTGCGCTTTCCGAAGCCGCATCTTTCGAAGCCGCCGCAGATTCTGAATAGCCCTTAGCGGACTGCTCAAATGTGCTTGCGTTATTTGCGCTTGCCTCTGCCGCTGTCGCACTTCCCGCCGCTGAATTTGCACTTCCTGCCGCCGCAGAAACATATCCCTCTAAGGTTGATACTGCCGCAAGCGACAAATGGTCTAATGTGATAGAGTTCGGTTTCACACTGATGCTTACAGAATATTTCGGGTCTTCCGTAACGGCAATCGTATCGGAGTTATTAAAGGTGTATACGTTCAGTAATGATGTGACATCGGTTTGCGTATAGGTCCCGTCTTGATTCGTGATTCTTAAATAAGTCTTTCCGTCAATCTCCATCAACTCAAAGCTCGCAGGGATTTTTTCAAGGTCGGTATCAATTTCAGTTACAACTCCGCTCTTTGTTGTGATTTTGAATTTTCCGTCTCCCTTTGTGAAGCTGATGCTATCAACTAAATCATTTGTTTCTTCGGATATCTTCGCATCAGTCTCTGCCTTTGTGTAACGGGATGCAATATCATCTGCGATGCTGTCAAGCCCAAGAGTTATCAATAAATCGACTAGTGCATTGTGCTTATCCATATTCAGCTGCGGAAATTTATCGAAAGCGTCTTTGTTCTGCTCTACGGTTCCGTTTAATCTTCGCCCCGGATTGGACTTGACATATGCCGCGTTCCGCTCGCTTTGAAGTATTTTTACGTCAGATAGTGCCATGCTCTACCCCCTGTTCTTACTAAAATTGCCTACTGTGTAGGTCTTTGTTATCTTTAGAATCCCAAACGGTTCATAAATCGTGTTGTTTTCAACCACAATTTGAAGCCGCTTGTACTTCTTTACTTTCTTATTGAAAAAATCGTCCTGCGCTGTTTCATTGCTGCTGAATGTGAATCGTTCAAAATCAACTGGATCCCATGAGAAAATATCAGCATAGAATATTCCAAGCTTGTTTTCTCTTTCTCCATCGGCAATCAGCGTGACTTCGGCTGACGTTCTATCATATGGCAACAACGTGAGCATAGTTCCTTTTTTATTTAGTGTCTTGAAATACTGCGGCATACCATCATCGTCTAGCGTAGTAGCCCATCTGCATGGGATCGCGACTCCGTCTGTGAGTATCTTTTCTCCTAATGTTGTTGTGCTCAATACCCCGTCGTCACAATACGCTGTCTTGTCTTGGATGTCTGTATTGAATTTACAAAGAACACCGTCTGCGGTACCAAACCACAACTCGTTTTCGTAAACATGGAAACAAGTCGCGGGTATGTTATCCCAATAGTAGCACTCATACGAATAATTTGTTGTATTGTTTGTATCATTTGCCCTTTGCCGCCCATCTAGCACATACGCGTGATTATTGACAGCCAAAATGTAATACCGTTTCCACACAATAGCACAAGCTTGCTCCAGGTTCTTCTCCGCTATCAACTGTTTGTCAATGTAGTATGAGCGGTTTCTCAGTACATTGTCAGTCGTTGCAAACACGTTTGTGATCGCAAAGATTCCGTTCCGCGTGAGAAAAAGCGGGTCGTCGCCCAATGATGCAAATGTCTTAGGTGCGATACCTCCCTCTCCACCCATTGTCGGCTTGACAGCGAAAAACGTCTCTCCGTTTAACGTCTGTCCGTATGCCAAATATACCGTTGTCTCTGTGTTTGCATCACCTTTTACAACAGCTAGGTACGATGAGTATGTGTGAAGCCCTACAATGTCATTGCCATCTTGACCGGCTACAAAGTAATTGTTGTCTGGCCAATAAGTAGGGTCCTTGATGCCTGTGTAATAAACCCTGTTTTTATTCACGCCGCCTACAGCAAAAATTCTATCTGTTGTAGAATATCCGTAGGCTTTTGTGATAAAGGTCTTTAATAGGTCAACCCTTGCTTCTTTGTACTGCCCTTTATGTATGACTGTCTCAACTCCGTTGATAGTCTCTTTGTGATCTTCTTTTGCGTCAAAATTCTCAAATGTGATCTTGACGTTGTCTTGTCCTACAATAACCGGTGCATGCACAGCCTTAAACGTGATTTTAGGCGCGCATACAGTAAAGTCCACAGTGTTCCCAAGTACGTCTCTGCCCTTTAATACTTTTGTCTCACCGATAGTGTAGTCTGTGTCTTTCGCTTTAACCTCAAATTCTCCGTCAGCGTTCATAACCTCGACTTTGATAGAATCGGCTACGATGTACTTGTAAAAGTCGCTGTCAGCCAATTTTTGAGGCACAAGGGAATAATCTTTTGCTGAACTATTCCCTAAAAACGAGAATGTTCGTTTCGGCGTTAAAAGGTTGACGCCCTCAAGAGCCACACCGCCTGTTCCGTCCGGATTTCTTGATATGGACGCATCCGGAATCTTTGCTGTGCCTGCGGCTATAACGTCCTCTGCCGCTAGGTCTTTGAATTTATACAGCTTCGCATTACAGAACGAATATACGGTATCATCAAAAAGAAACAGGTCCGCGCGATCTAATTTATCGTATGAAACTAACGTAACAATCGTTTCAACACCATTCTTATCATAAATCGCATAGATTCCCTTGGCTGCAATTACATACTTCACAGAGCCGACTTTTTCTTTGTGCAGCATAATCTTTTCGATTTTCCCTGCGTTCGGAATTGTCGTGACTTTTCTCCATCCGGTACGTTTAATCGGATTCCCGCCGTTATCGGATATCAGATTTACCATATCCGGACTTCTGCGCCTGTTTACTTCTGTACGGTCTCTCGAAAAATCGGCGCCTCTTAGATTTTCATAATATGTATGCTTGTAAGACGGCTGTGCAGGTATTTTTATCTTCATAATCTCAACCCCTGTCCAATGGTGATTCTCCTTGTCGAATAACATGATTGCTTGATCTGATTCATCAAATCGTCATATCCATTGTAGTATAACGTCGCTTTCGACAAATCGTCGTCAAGCCACACATAATGCGCTGCTAGAAGTTTGATTAAAGGCTGAACAATAATCGGCAGCTGAATCTCGAAATCATCTTCTGTATCTTCCGTAATATCTGTTATTACTGGAAGCGTCCATTCTTCCTCATCGGTCGATAATTCTGCCTTGAAATATGCCTTTAACGGCATGACTACCGTCGTATTGATTACATGGATTGCATGGTTCGTAGCGTTTCTCACAATAGACGCATACTCTTCCATTGCAGAATCGTCCTCAAAGCCAAGGTCTCGAATCTGTTTTTTTATTTCTCCCCACGTCATAGCTTTCTCCTAAAAAACAAAGGGGGGGCATTTCTGCCCCCACTAAGTTACGGCAACTCAATAACGGACATAGACGCCTTTGTCGAGGACGGAACAATCAAGATGTAGTCCTTGTCCTCGCCGGATACGTTCTTGTATCTGCCATCGTCCAGTCTGATTGCCGCTGTCTTTCCTGCAGCAACCGAGAATGCGTCAAGGTCCTTTACCCCTTGAATGCCGTTTCCCTGTTTAACAGTAACAGTAACGGCAGCAGAAGCGTCCGTATTCTGCACTAAAACAACTCTTTTCCAGTCACCGTTTACTGCAGGCACTTGAAAACCATCGGTCGTACCGGCTGTAAAGGTTAAAGTTCCCCATTCGTTAAGGGTTAATTTGTCAGATGTGATTTTTGTTTTCGCCATTTTCTATACCTCCTATACCCACTTGCCTACGATCAGTTCTTTCGGTCTTGCGATGATGCCATCATAAAGAATGAATCCCTTGACCGCGTCGATAAACCCGTTTTCCGGTCTGTACGGCTCGATGTGCGTCATCGGATTTACAAAAGCAATCGCTCTGTTGGTCTTCAGCTGTACCATGTAGTTTCCGGAAGAATCTTTCGCGCAGTTGTTGGATTCCTTGATCGTGATACCATTGTACTTGCCCACAACGCCGTTTTTCATCATAACAGAGTTGTCGGTATCAAGGTGTACATACGCCTGCTTCAAAAGCATAACGTGTTTCGGAGGAAGCGTCAGCGTAATGTTGGACGTTCTCTTGACATCGTTCTCCAGTAATTTAACAAGCATGTTGTCGATTGTTTCAAGGATGTTGTCCTTTGTGATGGTGGTTGCCGCAGAATTGAAAACAACCGCCTGTTTGTTTAATGACATATTCGCAACAAACCTATCCATTTCGTCCGCCAATGCTTCGGAAGTTTCCTTTGCAAGGGCTTCCATTAAGCCACCGACCGCCTGTCTTTTATCAATATCGCCTACTCCGTAATCAAAGTATGCTGCATGATTGATGTTAAGAGTGATAGACTGATCTGCGACCTCTTCTGGTCCGGTCAAAACAATCTTCTTACCTATCTGCGTCTTGATTGTTGGTTTACCTACGCCGAGAATTCTTACCGAATCGCCTTTCTGCTTAACTTCTCCTTCATACTGACGATTGGTGTCAGCTACGAATACATGATCTCTCTCGATGTCTCTGTTGATTGCTTCCGCCCATACTGTTGGAATAAAATTTTGATATGACATTTGTTATTTCTCCTTTACCATTTGCTCATTGATTCGCGGATTTTGTCATAATTCGCTTTCACTTCCGCAGGAGACATCGCTTCAACTTCCTCACGCGTGTAATAATCGCTTTGAGGCTTGTCGGCTGTTGATACGTTTCCGATGATTGGCGGTTTCTTTGGCGTTGTGTTGCCCTTGTATGCCATCATCATTTGAAATGCCTGCTCTGCGCCCATCTCGCCCATTGGATTGAATCGGAACGCTAAATATTCCGGTCCTAACTCGTCAATGGACTTGACTTCGGGGTGTGATTTCTGAATCTCTGCTAAATCCGCATCCATTTGTGCTTGAGCCTGCTGCTCTAATAGCTGCTGCTCTAAATTTGCGTTTCTGTTTTGGAGTTCAGCAAGCTGCTCATGCATCTGCTGCTCTGCTCGGACTTCTTCAAGCGGTCTTTGCGTTGCGTAAGCCTGCGCCTGCAGCGACTTATCCTCGCCATCAAAAAACAGCCCTAAAGCATCCTCATACTCTTTGGACTGTCTCTGTGCTTCGGCTAATTGCCGCTCAAGCTCTTCATTGTGTCTGCGCATCTGTGCAAACGCTGCATCCTGCTCTGTTCTGACCGGTTCGGCGACTTCCGGCTCTTCTGCGCCTAAAGTTTCCACTTCGTTGTCCGGTTCGGCGACTTCCGGCTCTTCTGCGCCTAATCCCTCCTCTTGAGAGACTAAAGTTTCAAATTCCATACTATTTCTCCTTTTTGAATATTAAAAAACAGCCTGTTGGGCTGCTTCTTGACTGAATAATTGTTGTTGTACGAGTGCGATCGCGTCCTCTTGCGGAATTCCTTGAGACATTAAGTCAAGCACTTGTCTTGCGAAGTTTTCTGCGCTTTGTGCTTGCTGTTTCTGCATCATCGCTTCGCGCTTTGCAAGCATTGACCTTAATTGCCCTTTAGGGACCGGACCATTGTCCGGCGCGAGGTCTGCATATTCCTGCAAAGATAACTGCTGACGGTCAAACATGTTGTCAAGCCACTGCTGATTAGAAAGCTTCGTCCACTGGTTATCCTGTGAAACGTCAATTCTAACCGTAGGCTTCAGATCTTGCAACTGCTGTTGGTCGATTAAATTCTGCACTTCTTCGCCCATATCGTTTGTAGAAGTTACTTCGATTCCCTCCGGATGGTAGGCAACCCACATATCAAACCATAAGAGCGCCACATCTTCAACAAACTGTTTATACCTAGCGACATTTTCGTTTAATGTTACCTGTGCGCTGTCTCTGACTGCGATAATCGCTTGCCCTGATGCCTGTTCCGGATTGACATTACCCATAGCGTAATCACTGGCACCGGCAAGATCTTTTGTGATTTGCAATAAATCGTTTTGCAGACTATTCGCATCGCTTGATATGTTTGTTGCGTTGAGGTAGGAAACTTGTTGTGAAACAGACTGTGCACCGCCGCCGCTGACCTCAATCGGCTTTCCGACTGTGTCTAGGTCCTCCGGATTCTGAACGGTTGAAGAATCATAAGCAATTCTAGGGAACGCACAAAGCTTGACTGTGATTGCGCGTCTTGCAGCTGTCTTATTTAACTCTAGTTGGTTTGGAATCAGTTGAGCGACTTCCGAAACACCTCTAGCGTCATAAGGAATCGGTCTCCAAATCATTGAACAAATCGGGTACGAATGCAGTCCGGTAACGTCTCCTTGGATTGCATGCATCGGTTCGTAAATACACTGTGCAGTAGAACGTGCGACTTTTACAATCCCGTTCTCTTTTGTCATGTAAAGAAGCGATGTTACCTTATTGGAAACCTCATAGTTATTCAATATGACACCATCGTTTGCATTTGAATTGTCGTCTCCTACAATCAGTTCGATGTCTTTTTTCGGAATACCATTATCCTTTGCAATTTTTCTGACCGCCTCAACCTCTAATCTCTCGCGAATGATGATAAACGGCTGCTCTTGAAGATCTGTTATGTTCTCGTCTCCAAGCAAGATCGACGTGTTCGGCAGAATCTTCGGCGGCATATCGGTTCTGTCACTTCCCCAATACGCATATGCGTCGCCTTGAATTGCTGCTGCATTGATTAAATCCCACGTTTTGGAATCCATTTTGGACTTTTCCCAGTTCTTCGCGAAGTTTTGGTTCAAAAGTTCGTATATCGGCTGTAAATCGCCTCTGTTCTCAATATCAGAGTATTTAGCTGTCATGGAGTTCTGCGAAACAACAGCAACCTTGTACTGAACAATCGGCAGGATAAAATTGAAAATCGGAAGCTCTTCGCCTCCGGTATTACATCCGACCCACTGATTGCCAATATAGAAGTTCCAGTTTCGCTCTGTTTTCTTGACAAGCCCTTTTTTATCAAGATAATCTTTGCATTTTTGGTACTTTTGCCATATTTTGGTGTAAACTTTATCTTGCATTTATAACTCCTTTTGCCCTTTGGAGGAACCGTCATAATTATTTACATTTTCATATAGTGTGCCGTAATATTTTCTCTTTTTTTCCGCTTCTTTGTTTTCTTTTGCCTTTTTAATCTTCTGCATCGGCGTTTCCAGCTTGATTTCCGGCTTGCGTGTCTCTCTTGCACCGATGTTATAGCCCTTTATAAAGCAAAAGACGCTCAAAATCGGCGTCAGTACGGCTAAAATTAGAATTGTAATGTCAGATAACATGAATTTTGTCTCCTTTGTCGAATCTTTTCCCTTTTTTACGCTTTAGCCCAGGGAAATTTCGCTCTAAAAACGATTCTTCTTTAATTTTTATCACTTTTGCGTCAGAATAAATGAATTTATTTAGAATCTGCGACATGCAGTCTACTTGGTCGTCGTGCTTTCCGTTCGGAAACGCCGCGCATTCCTCGACAAAGTCTCCGGTAAACGGTTTATTCTTCGGCAAAAAGCAGTTTCCGCTCTCAATCGTACCGATTACGGCATTGACACGAGAAACTTTTCCGCCGTCCGGATTGACTGCGATTATCCCGCCCATATGCGTCCTCAAATACTTCACAATCGCAGAACCATTTGCCTTGTCCTCGATGTAGGTTGTCTTGCACATAGGATACATGCCCCTCAACCTTGTAATCTCTCGTATCGTGGACGGCATATCAAGGTGTTTTTTCACTGCGTCAATCAAGTAAAGGTCAGCATTTGTCTTTCCCCAAACTTGAATTGCCACAAAGTCGTTGTCGTCTCCGTCTTTGAACGCAGCGTCAACGCTCATCGCCATTTTTTCAATGTGTGGTAAGGTCTCGTAATACTGCCACCACTCACGCTTGATTATGTTGCCCTCAAGCCCTGTTGGATGCCCTTGGAATAATGCGTTCCATGCTCTTGAACCGCTCAAGCTAGTGTAGGACTTCTTGAAGTCGGCAAGCCAAACATTGTCCTTGCCGATCTCCGGACACAAAGCGTCTCCAACTTTTCTGCCTAAAATATCATCCGGCTCTGCCTCAAGCGGGATATTGACAACCTTGACATTCTGTTCTGTCTCAATCAGTCTTCCGGCTAAATCGTCCTCATGCCAGCGCGTCATAATCACAATGATTTTGGCACCGGCATATAGTCTTGTCTTATACGACGAAAGCCACTCATCAAATACTCGATTACGATAACTTTCGGAATCTGCCTCTTGCTGTGTCTTTACCGGGTCATCAATAATCATGAGGTCGCATCGACGACCAGTTACACCGGACAAAAGTCCTCTGCTTACCATGCCGCCCCTATGCCCTTCAAGTTCAAACTCTGTCGCATTGGCAGGTGAACCGATTTTCACTCCAAAAACCTCACCGCCAAACTCTTTTATCTTCTGAAGGTTCCTTCGACCGAATTTCTGCGCGAAATCTTCAGAGTAGGAAATCTCGATCACTGATTTTTCGGGGTTTCTACCAAGATACCAACTTGGAAGCGTCTCCGTCACTGTAACAGACTTACCATGCTGCGGGGGTGTAGACAAAATTAAGATGTCATACGCATGCCCGGTGTCCTCTTCCAGAAAATCTTGCACCGTATCGCACAAAAAACGGTGGAACTTGCTCACTTTATAGCCGTTATTGGTGTGTTTTACATATGCGCAGTAATCCGTCCTTAAAACGTCTCTATAGAGCCTCAAAACATCATTCATTTTTCGCCTCTAATAGTCTTGGTCTTGAATATCCGAGTTCCTCCAAATTCTTTTTCGCCTCATCAACACTGGATGTATCCTCAACCTTTACCACCCTGTCTTCTCGCTTATCCGCCCAATCGCATAAATTCTTTAAGGTGAATATCGCACTGGATGTGTTATAGGCACCCACTAGAGCCCCGTCACTTAACAGATCTCCTAGCATAGATTTATATTCGCTCTCCTGCGATTGGCTCATATTCGCTAGGTGGTCCCGCATGGACCTCCTAGAAATGCCCAGCCACATCGCTAGGTTTGTAACGTTCGGCACAATCGGCATTACGCCTGTTTCTCCATCCGGTCTCTTAAACTCTTTCACGAAATTGTGCTTTCGGATATATGCACAAAATCCCTCAAACGCAGTCAATATCTCGTCGCAGCTTTCAAATATCTTTTTTTGAAGCGGTTCTAAATTATCCCTCATAGAGTAAATATAGCCCCACATCGCTTTCGCTTCTTTCGTGAGGTCTTTATCCTCTAGGTTTAATGGGTTCGGTCTAGCTTGATCATACTGCTTATAAAGCTGGTCTGCTCTACGAATCGCTTTCTTCGCATACGCTGCCTTGTTCTTCTCTTTGATCTGCGGTCTTACATGCGGAACAAACGGTTGAACAACCAGTTCATCATTCCTTGGTCTGCCCCTCTTTCTCTTTTCTTCTTCCATTTCGTACCTCTTTTCAGTCTATTTACAGTTATTTTTTTACTTTTTCAGTGGTTTTGCTCATTTCCTCGGTATTCCGCCCGTGAGCAAAGTTGCCTTTTTACAATTTCTGTATCAAAAATGCTAACATTTTTTTCTATTTTTGGAATCAAGGCTTCTTTCGCCTAGTGGGGTGTTTACGATTCACTTGCGAGGTGTAAGTACTCTGTATAGGGGGCATCCTCGCGCGAGTGGGGTCGTTTACGATCCACCCCATCGGGCACCCTGCCGCACCCCATGCCCTACTATATGTAGTGGTCGAGGGACAAAACAAGCGGCGGGAAAGAATAAGGGTATTTCTTCCACCGCCTACGATTATTGAAATTCCAACGTTCGCAAGGATAATGTAAAACTTTGCAACTATTCCGATAACTATGATTTAGGGAATAGTTGAGAAGAAACGAAGATGTGCCAGCGCTGTGTGGGAAGCGTGTGCCAGTCGGCTTTTTGGGCGAGAAGCATCTATATGAGCCCAACCCATCCTCGTATTCAACCGAGATTGCCCTACATTTATACGCACGAAAAAAGACAGCCTGTATAGAGCTGTCTGTGTAAATATAGTTTTGGTTTACTGTTTGGGGTGGTTCCTGTATGGTTTCCCCCGATTCCGGCGCCTGCCTGTCCTGTGTTCCTATATATGCCCTGTGTCGCGCCTATAATGGTCGGGAATGCAGGATTCGAACCTGCTAAGCTATAAGCGTCAGATTTACAGTCTGATGTGCCTCTCCCGCTGCACTGATTCCCGATATGTGCGCGCGGTTGCGTTCATTTATCCGCGCGATAGTGTCGTTCCCCGTCTGCGTGGTTTCGGTAACACGTCCTGCGCTCCGGGGTTGTTTGTTGCAGCCGTCATTCCCCCGATCGGTGACGCTGCGTTGTTCTATGTTATCCGCCCGCCTATGGGTCGGTCATAACCGTTGCCCCCATTGCGGGGGCGTTGAAAGGAGGTCAAAAAACAATGAAAAACCTGTTTGCCCAATACTATTGTACCACATTTCCATAGATTTTTTGTCCGCGGAAAGTCCGCATTTTTCAACGGTTTGCGGGTTTTGCCGAAAAAAGTTTGAAAAAAAAATTAAAAAAGGGGTTGACAGCCTACCCGACGGTATGCTATGATGTGGACACAACGAAAGAACGGGAGGTGCAAATGGGCAAAACATCGACAGAAGCAAAAGCCCGTTGGAAAAAAGCCAACTACGCAGAATACCATGTGAATCTGCGAAAAGATACCGACAGCGATTTGATCGCGTTAGTAGAGCGCAGGAAGCACAACGGCGAGAGCACAACGGAAGTATTCCGGGACGCGCTACAAAGACTAAAAAATGAGGGTTGAACAAACCCTCAAAAACATAGCATACCCGACGGTATGCCGACCAAGAAAGGAACGGAAAAATGAAGTATTTCAGCAATATCAGAACAATCGAAGAATTAAAGAAACAGTATTTCGCATTAGCGAAGAAATACCACAGCGACATCACCGGCGGCAGCGATGACATCATGAAGCAGATTAACGCAGAATATGCAGATCTTCACAAGAAATATAAGGACATCCACACAAGCCACAAGCCGGAACAGGAAACCTACACCGCGGCAGAATCTACAAGCGAATGCCCGGAGGACTTCATCAACATCGTTTCTGCCCTGTTAAAAATGGGCTTGAACGTCGAGTTATGCGGTCGCTGGTTATGGATCAGCGGAGACACAAAGCCGCGTAAAGACGAACTGAAAGCCCTCGGCTGCAAGTGGTCAGCTAAAAAAGGCATGTGGTCATGGCACTATCCGGAGGACGGAAAGAGATACCACAAGAGAACGTCAAGCATGGAAGAGATCAGAGAAACATACGGAAGCGTCAGCTTCCAGTTTCAGCAGCAGATGCAATTAGCTTAATAAACAGCCCCGCCGGGCGGGCAAAAGCCCGGCAGAAAGCGAGGACAAAATGAAGTACGCAAGCAAGAAAATTAAAGACATTACAACAGGAATCAACATGTTTTCCCTTGGTGAAGGTGATGAATTCTACACAACAATAGAATACATCGACGGCACAAACGAAACGTGGTTCAATGAAACTGAAGCTGGCGCGATCCGGTTTCACAAAAAAATCGAATCGGAGTATCTGCGAAACAATTTACAGATTACAGCGGCTCACTAGCCGCCCCGTCTGCCGGTACAAGTCCGGCACTGATGAGCATGAGCGAAACGGAGGGAAAAATGAAAATTAGAAGTTTGTACATAACTGCGAGTAGAGCAGTTGCAGCACTTGCAAAAAAGTGGGAAGTGAATCCTGCATGGGTATGGGATTTGTTTGAATATGAATTCGGTGTTATAAAAGGCTTAGGCAATCTAGTTTCACAAGATGAGATCAACAGGGTTGAAAGCATCATTTGTGAAGAAATCATTCATGACAGGGCATGAGAACGGAGGGAAAAATGAAAAAAGTATCAAGCGCGATTACGGTAATTCTGATGGTTATTACCATCGCATTAGCTAGCCATGTATGGACGATGCACCATCTGAGCATCGAAACCGACGGCAACGGTGACAGCGCATTTATCACCTGTGCCGGTCTGACATGGTTCTATGGTATCAACGGCTATGCCATAGATGCAGGCGGCGAAACTGTTGATTTCGTCAAATAAAAAGCAAGGCATAACACCTTGCTTTTTTCTTATAACTCGTTTTTCAGTTCCTCAAGCCTTGCAATCAGCCGGTCAATTTCTTCTGCGGTTTCAATCTTTACGCTTTTTCTCCCGTCCGCAAAGCCTGCTTCATACTGCTGCCGATCGTACTCCAACGCCTTTATCAGCTCGTCTTTTTCGACATAGATGCCATATTTTCTGACAAATGAATAGACATCGTTTTCGATCTGTTCTTTTTGCTTGTCTATTCCGTCATAAATGATTCTAATTGGTGACTCATAGCCTAGTTTTTTGAACACTTCTCCTATTCTGTCCATTTTATCCCCTTTCTATGCCCTTGTAATCGGCGATTTTACGGAGTTTTTTTCTCAGCTTGCTCAATCGGTCATAGGTTGCAGTTCTGTCGTATCCTAGTGCGCTTTTGAGGTCTTCGAAGTTCTTCGTTCCCTTCTGCTGCGCGATATACTGGATCATCAGCAGTTCGTCTGCATCTAATGCAGCTGTCAGATTTTTATAGGCGTTCAGATATTCTTGGTACTCTCTGATTTCCCAGTCGATTTTTTCCCTGCGCTGCGCTTTTTGCACTGTCGGGTCCGATATTCCGCTGCCGCGAACATGGGAATAGTCCATGCCGCCGGAATCGGCTGCAGCTTCTTTTTCGGCGATCAGTTCAGCCAGTATTCTGACGTTTTTGTCATAGTCTGATAGGAACCGGTCAACATCGAAGTTATAGTATTTTTCTACCATGATTTTTCTCCTCGTATTTTTTCGCAAACAACTGAAACATATCAGACAATCCTTGCTCTATGTCTGCAATGTCATATTCAAAATACGCGATTTTTTTCGGATAAGAAAGCGCGGCGGCGGCACCATCTTTTTCTATGCCTATCGCTATTGTCCTTTCATGGGAATCGTCAGTAAAATATGTCTTTATTCCTCTTTTTTCGCATTCTGATATGAAATCATTTATCAGCTTGTAGAATCGTTCCTTTCTTTCCATGCTTTTTTCGTAAAAATCGTTTTCAATCATATCAATCCTTTCTACCGGATAATCGGTGATATCGTTCGCGGCTGTAAGCAGTAGCTAGACCACGTGCTAGGTTTGCCTTATATTCAGCCTCTTTTTGCGTTCTTTTTCTGCTGTGAAAATCATGTAATCATCACAGGACGAATGGCAGCCTATTTCCCTGCGTTCGCATCCGTAGCATGGTACATTCATTTTAACTCCTTTATGACTCCTTTGTAGCAAATATCCGGATATTCTCCGCATTCATCGGGCGAAGCTGCGCAGAAGCGGCAGATAGTTTCCGGCGCCAGTTCCGACAGATCTTTGCACTTTATCCAACCGCGTAGGTAGGTATCTTTGGTCATCAGAAACTTGTCGCACATAGCTGCTACTTGAATAGCTTCGGCAGCTGTGTTTAGAGCAAAGTTTTTCAGATTTTCAACGCTTTTTCTTGGCTTCTTATCTCTCTTCACGTAGTCCCACATAGTTTGAATGCAATACCCCATTGCTTTTACGTTTTCTTCTGTTTCTTCAAGCTCTTCCAGGATCACCGCATAGGCTTCATGGTCCGAATGAAACAGTGGGTATTTTTTGTTTGCTTCTTTCAGTTCTTCGTCTGCTAACGTTTGGATTTTTGATAATTCAGTCATCGCTTCTCCTTTCCACTAGTTCCATAATGCAATAATTCGCAAGGTCTAACAATGTATCGTCAATGGATTCATCAACGTGCTGTTTACCTCCGTTCATTAACGTCTCTAGGCGGTTTAGTTTGTCGTTCAAGCGGATTAAAATTGCGTTCGGATATTTCCCTCGTACCAGTGCAAAACTATCGCCGTAATCAGCGTTTTTTGCTTTGTATGTTTCATGCAGCATCTTACAAATGTCGGCATGGACATCTTCCTTGATCGGATCCGACCCAAGCGTTTTTACATACTCTGAAAACTCTTCTTCGTCCATCGCGTTGATTCTCTTTATTTCTTCATTCAATTCTTCATCATTCAGCACGGATCCTAAAAGTTCCCGGACCCAAATTCTTGCAATAAAGCTCATTCCTGCTCACCTGCCTTTACAAAAAACGGGCAATGATGCCAGCAGACGCATTTATTGTCATCGTATATTTCCACCAGAACATTTGGAAATAACTTTATATTGAATCTGGCACATTCCATCCCATCCTCTATCGGGCATCCACCGTTTTCAAGCAATTCTGGGAATCCATCGTTTTTTCGCTCAATATGATGGATGCATCCGTTATCACAATAGCTATACCTAAATATTTCATACTCTGTTCCGTTGCTGAATGGCTTTGCTCTTTTATACGTCATTCCTGCTCACCTACCCTCTGGCAAATCTTCGATTTTAGCAAACCGTTTATCGCAGTCTGCGCAATATGCG